CCAATATTAAAAGAAGAGGGATTTAATGTATCGGAGAGAGTTCCACTTTTACCGGTTACCGACCAGGATAAAATTATCGCTAAAATAATGGAGTGGAATTGGCAAAAAGATTTCAGAGAGGGAGAGCGTAACGCTTTTATTTTTGACTTAGCTGGCGCATTTTGTGAATATGGTATCTCTCAAGGCAATGCAGAGGGATATATTCTTAATAATGTAGTAATAGGAGACTTCTCAGAGACAGAGGCTAAAACGACAATAAAGTCCGCTTATAAAAAACGTAATTTTGATATTAAATACTTTGAGAATTATAATAAAATAGACTCTATAAAAGTAGATTTAAAGAAAGGTAAAAAGGAAGTAATCGAAAAATATGGTATTACGGAGGATACATTCAACGAAATAAAGGAAGCATCCGAACACGAAGACTTTTGGCAATATGGCGAAAAAAATAAACTGAGAATTGATAATTTAAAGTATCGATTATTTTTAGAGCGAAACGGATTTAAAAAATACTTTCAATCTGAGGCACAAAAGGCAACGTGGATTTATATTAGCTCCAATAAAGTAGTGGAAACCTCAGCCGAGAAAATAAAAGATTTCGTACTTAATTATTTAATGGATCGAGGAGAGATTGACGTTTGGAATTATTGCGCAAGTTATCAAAATATATTCTCAGAGAATTATTTATCAATGATTGAGAGCGTAGATTTAATGATGCTAAAAGACACCAAAACAAAATCTTATATTGCGTTTGAGAATGGTATTTTAGAAGTTACAAAAGACTCTATAAAATTGGTTGACTATATCGACGTTGACGGCTACGTTTGGAAGTCTCAAATTATTCAGAGAGATTTTATTCAATCCGAAGACTTAGAAAATGAATATAAAACTTTTATAAATAATATTAGCAATAATGAGCCAATTGCTATCGAGTGCGTCGTTGGCTATCTTTTAAGCACTTATAAAAACAAAATGAATAATAAGGCTATAATCTTAAATGATGAGGTTATTAGCGAAAATCCGGAGGGTGGAACTGGGAAAGGATTATTCGTTCAAGGTTTAAAACAAATTAGAAAAATATCAATATTAGACGGAAAGTCATTTGACGATAAAAAATCGTTTCCATATCAGACCGTATCGCCTGAGACTCAAGTTTTAGTGTTTGACGACGTCAAAAAGAATTTTGACTTTGAGAGCAAATTTAGTTTGGTAACTGAGGGAATGACTCTCGAGCGTAAAAACAAAGACGCTATTAAGTTGAAAGTTGAGGAAAGTCCTAAAATGGTTATCTCTACAAATTACGCAATCAAAGGAGAGGGAAATTCTCACGATCGTCGTAGGTTTGAGATTGAATTTGCACAATTTTACGGAAAGGCTTTGACACCTTACGACGAATTTAATCGACAATTATTTGACGACTGGGATGAGGAGGATTATAAGCGCTTTGATAATTATATGGTTTATTGTTTACAATCTTATTTGAAATTGGGATTAGTACCTCAAAACGCCAAAAATATTAAAATGCGTAAATTTATCGCTGAGACTTCTATGGAGTTTTTGGAGTGGGTTAAGGATATTGAAAACGTACCTCACAATCAAAGACTCGAAAAATCTTTTTACTTCAATAATTTTACAACCGAGTACCAGGATTATAAAAAATGGTTGACAAATAAAAAGTTTAATATTTGGGTACAAAAGTATTGCAATTTTATTGGTGCAAAATATATCGACGGAAATACCAACGGCATGCGTTGGTTTACAATCAAAACAAATAATGTTGAATTAGTCGAGGACGACGATATAGCTTTTTAATTATGAAACTAAGAGACTACCAAATTAAAATCTCAGCTCAGGCGGCTGAGGTTTTGGATCATAAAAAAATAGTTTATTTGGCTATGGAAGTGAGAACTGGTAAAACTTTGACGGCTTTAAATACGGCAAAGATATTCGGAGCTAAAAAAGTCCTATTCCTAACTAAGAAAAAAGCAATCTCGTCAATTCAGTGGGATTACGATAACTTTGGTTTTGACTTTGACATTACTATTATAAACGACGAGAGTTTGCACCTTGTCGCAAATATAGGCGATAATTGCGACAAATTTGATTTGATTATACACGATGAACACCACCGATTTGGAGCTTATCCAAAGCCGAATAAAGTCGCTCAGATATTTAAAAAGCGTTATTCAAAATTGCCAATGATATTTTTGTCAGGAACGCCAACGCCGGAAAGTCACTCGCAATGGTTTAATCAATTTTGGGTTTCCGATTATTCTCCATTTAAACAATACACGAACTTTTACAAGTGGGCTGTTGATTATGTGGACGTAAAAGAAAAACGACTTGGCTATGCGGTCATAAAAGATTACAGCCAGGCCAAAGAGTCGTTAATTAAAAGAGTAATTCAAAACTATTTATTGACTTTTACGCAAGCTCAGGCCGGATTTACTACCTCAGTCAACGAAATGATTTTAGAATGCGAGATGCAACCGATAACAAATTTGATAATTAACAAGCTCAAAAAGAATTTAGTTGTTAAGAACACCGACGGACAGGTTATTCTCGGAGATACCGGAGTCAAATTGATGCAGAAAATACACCAACTAAGCTCGGGAACTTGCAAATTTGAGGACGGAACGTCAAAAGTAATTGATAAGAATAAGGCATTATTTATACATAACAAATTTAAAGGTATAAAAATTGCAATTTTTTACGTCTTCAAAGAGGAATATAACGCTTTGCTCTCAGTTTTTGGCGTCGAGAACTTGACAAATGATGTTGAAGAGTTTGACAATTCCGATAAAAATATCGCTTTGCAAATCGTTTCCGGACGTGAGGGAATAAGTTTAAAGAATGCCAAATACTTAGTCTATTATAATATCGCTTTTAGTGCGACAAGTTACTGGCAAAGCCGAGATAGATTAACGACAATGCAACGAAAATCCAACGAGGTCTTTTGGATATTTAGCAAAGGAGGCATCGAACTTGACATTTATAAAACAGTATTAAAGAAAAAAGATTATACAGTTAAAATATTTAAAGAAAATGAAAGTATTAATCGCGTGTGAAGAGAGCCAGGCCGTAACGATTGAATTTAGAAAGTTAGGAATTGAGGCTTATAGTTGTGATATTAAAGAATGCACCGGAGGTTTTCCGGAGTGGCATATACAAGGAGACGCACTTATTGAGGCTTATAGTGGAAAATATGATTTAATGATTGCGCATCCTCCTTGCACTCATTTAGCTGTTAGCGGAGCGAGACATTTTAAAGAGAAAATAAAAGACGGAAGACAAAAAGAGTCAATCGAGTTTTTTATGAAATTGGCAAACGCTCCAATTAATCATATTGTAATCGAAAATCCTATTTGTATAATGAGCAAAGTTTGGAGAGAGCCGGATCAAATTATTCAACCTTATTATTTTGGAGACGAATTTCAAAAAACGACTTGCTTATGGTATAAAAATATGCCTTATTTAAAACCGACTAAAATAGTTTCAAAAGGAGAGTTTGTTACATTCCAAAGTGGTAAGCGGATGAGTAAATGGATGGCTGAGTCATTTGGAGACGGAACTAAAAGATCAAAGACTTTCAAAGGAATTTCAGAGGCAATGGCTAACCAATGGAAAGATTTATCAAAAATTCCTATTCAACAAGTGTTGGAATTAAAATAATATTATTATATTTGTACAACCGCCAAAGTAAAGTATTTAATATCCCTTTTCTTTTGCGCTTGGCGGTAGCAATCGAGGAGGGTTTATTTTTTATATTATGAAAATTAGTGAACTACCGGAAGACGTACAAAAAAAAGCGTTAGAATATCAAAAAAATTCATTAGATTATAGTGCTTTAACAGATCATTTAATTGATGCTTTTGATTGGAATAAAACAATGGAGGGATTTGATTTTTGGAATGAGTGGAGTTTAAAAGAATATCTATTTACTGAGACAATCACAAATCCATACGTCAAAAAACCTAAGCAATATCAAATCGGTATCGATACTTTTGAGCGTGCTGAGGCAAATTTAAGTAAGGAGGAAATATTAGCGATTTGCAAATTTAATATTGACAAATATTGCTGGAGACAAAAGGATCAAGACAAAGAGGATTTTCAAAAGATTATTGATTACGCCAATTGGGCGATAAAAAATTTATAATGGACTATCTAATTGTAAAAAATAATAAAATTGGTATTCACTTATTGCCTCAAGTCGGAACGGCTGGGCGTGAGTTTAGAATGATTGGAACGGCTAAAAATTTAGAGATGCCGGAGAAATGGAGCAACGATAAAAAAGCCTTTTGCTCTCATTACATTTATACATTTAAGTATTTAGACAATGGCGAATTTTTTGAGTTGGAGTTTGATTATAACGATAATTTTGTGAGGAAGTTATGAAAGGCGAAAAATACAAACCTAAAAAGAAACTCGACAAAATTGACGAGGTCATCCATTTTGTAACTTGGTTGCGATTGGAGTGCGATTTTAATTCAATTTACCTGTGGGATTACAAAGGACAGGATTTGACTTTAAACGAATTATTTACTATATATAAACAACGTTATGAATAACAAAGAGGATTTAATCGTAGAAATTATGGCGTGGATTTCAGTAATCACGTTAGCCGTTGCTTTTATTTATATAATGACTAAATAAAAAAATATGAGTTTACAAAAAGTAAGTAAGCAAGGAGATGAATATTACACACCAAAATATGTTGTTGAAATTCTCATTCCTTTTTTAAAAAATAAAAACTACAAAACAATATGGTGTCCTTGCGATAAAGAATTTAGTAATTATGTTAAAGTATTTAATGATCAAGGATTTAATGTAATTTATTCACATATAGACAATGGAAATGATTTTTTAAATTTTCAGCCAATTGAAGAATATGATATAATAATTACAAATCCTCCATTTAGTATTAAAAATAAAATCTTTGAACGTTGTATAAATTTAAAAAAGCCTTTTTGCTTATTAATGTCAGCAACTTCAATTCAAAGTGCTAGTTTTATTAATGTAATTTCAAATATAAAAAATTTTAACGTTATGATGTTTGATAAAAGAATTTCGTATAATGGAGATCGACCTCCTTTCCCTAGTTGGTATTTTGCAAGTGATTTATTTGATAAAATTGAATTTTATATTTTTAAAAAGTAATGACAGAGCAACAAATACAAACTAAGATAAAAAAGAAACTTCAGGCGCAAGGGTATTTTGTAACCAAGTTAATAAAGACCTCAACAAATGGCATTCCTGACTTATTGGCTATCAAAGACGGAAAAGCGACGTTTATTGAAGTAAAAAAGGAAAATGGTATATTGAGTCCTTTACAAGAATTGAGGCTCTCAGAGCTTAAAAAACACGGCTGTTTTGTATATGTTTGGAGTGATTGGAATGTTAACTTTGTTACAAAATGACTTTTTTTAGTTATATCAATATAATTACTATATTTGTAATATGATAAAACCCTATACAATATCGACTCAAATGTGGTTGGAGCAAGAAGACGACAATCTCGGACTCAATGGATCGTTTGTAGATTTTAGAGTCAACGTCGATAGTATCGACGGCTATTGGGTGGAGTCGCCAGAGGAAATTGTGTTAATTATTCGAGGTACGGCATATTATATTGAAAATGAAACTCACGTATTGCATTTTTTAAGTGAGTATTTTAATCCGATGAGGCTTTGATAATCCACGAACTCGCTAAAAAGGACGCTCAGTGGCGTAAAATGGCTTTTCAAATTTGCAAGAGCAAGGACTTAGCAGACGAGTTGGTGCAAAATATGTATATTAAATTGTCAGAAAGGACTATTCCGGTCACTGACGGATATATTTTCGTAACTTTGAGGTCATTATTTTATGACTCTCTTAAAAATAACGACATTTTAATCGACGATTTCAGTAATTTTGAAGTCGAAGACGAGGAATATTGCGAGGGAATTGATTATTCAGAGCTATCAAAAGATTTGACCTGGTACGAGAGAACGATGTTTGAGCAATCAACGCTCTTAGGTCAACGAGAACTCTCAAGACAAACCGGAATACATATTCAAACTATTCACAGGATTAATAAAATGGTAAAATTAAAACTAAATGGCAAAAAAAAGAACTAAAAAAGAAATTCAAGGACTTGGCGACGTGGTTGCAGCTGTAACCTCAGCCGTAGGAATAGAGCCGTGTCAAGGATGCGAGGAGAGAAGATTTGGACTTAACCGATTATTTAACTTTAAAAAGGTAAAATCGGAAATGACAGCAATCGACAAAGAACATTTTAGAATATTTTTAGACGTAAAAGGTCAAAGAGTAATCGACGGAAAACGTACCGAGTTAAATTTCGAGGATGCTGAATTTTTAAACGGACTTTATTCGTATTATTTTGGTATCGATAACTCAAATTGCTCAAGCTGCTCAAAAGTTCACGAGGCTATAATCAAAGATTTATATAAATTATTCAGTTTTGAAAACAACTAAAAAACAACAGCAAGCCGAATTTTATCAATTCCTCGATGCTATAATCGAAAACGCACCAGCAGACCTCTCAGCGAACGAAATTTGGATGCCGAGCAACTTGTATAAGTTATTAAAAAAGAAGTCTCACAACGGCTTTAAATTGTTTACGTCGGAGTTTTTGACTAATAACGAGGTTATTTTAGGTAAATATCAAATTCAATAAATTATTGTAAGATATGGAAAGTAGTAGAGACGAAAACGGAAGACTTAAAAAAGGTCACGGAGGATTAAAACCGAAAGGAGCAGAGACTAAATTGGTATCTGAGGCGAGAGCTTTATTCGTTCAAACGTTGGAGGCTCAAGTGCCAAATATACACCAAGCTTTTGCCGATGTCTTAGACAAAGATCCATATAAATATTTGGAGCTATTTGCAAAGTACGCTCAATATTTCGTACCTAAAAAAGTGGAAACGGAAATGAATTTAAATATTGAGAAACCAATTTTTAATTCCTTAGACTTAGATGTTCCAGAAAACGACGGCTCAGAGTAAAATCGCCAAACTAAGAAAACGAGTTAGAATTGTTCAAGGTGGAACGTCAAGTTCAAAAACGTTTTCGATATTGCCTTTGCTTATTACTTACGCTATTCAAAATCCCTTTTCAGAGATTAGTATAGTTAGTGAGTCAATCCCTCATTTGAAACGTGGAGCTTTAAAAGACTTCCAAAAAATAATGCTCCTAACTGACAACTATCGAGATGCAAATTTCAATCGGTCGTCACTTAAATATACATTCTCGAATAATTCTTATATTGAATTTTTCAGCGTCGACCAACCGGATAAATTACGAGGAGCGAGACGTGATATTCTATTCGTAAACGAGTGCAATAATATCGACTTTGAAAGCTACCAGCAATTAGCCGTCCGTACTAAAAAATTCATATACCTTGACTACAATCCGACAAATGAATTTTGGGTACAAACGGAACTATTAAACGATGCCGACTCTGACTTTGTTATTTTGACCTACAAAGATAACGAGGCACTCGATCCGGCAATCGTCAGAGAGATTGAGAAAGCAAAAGACAAAGCGAGTACCTCAACGTATTGGGCGAACTGGTGGAACGTTTACGGACTCGGTCAACTCGGCTCACTTGAGGGAGTGATATTTCAAAATTGGGAGACAATCGACACAATACCGCCTGAGGCTAAATTCTTAGGGAGTGGACTTGACTTTGGATATTCAAACGATCCAACCGCTCATATTGGAGTTTATGATTACAACGGCAAAATTATAGTTGACGAGTTAATTTATAGCACCTCACTTTTGAACTCAGATATAATTCGACTAATGAGACAAGAGAGAACAGCTCCAATTTGGGCGGACTCAGCCGAGCCAAAATCAATCGAAGAGATACGACGAGCCGGGTTTAATATTAAACCGGTTGTCAAGGGAGCTGACTCAATCAATTATGGAATATCGGTATTACAACAAAAGGAAATCTTAGTTACTAAGTCAAGCACCAATTTAATAAAAGAGCTACGCAATTATAGCTGGGACGTTGACAAAACCGGTAAAAAACTCAACCGACCAATCGACGAATTTAACCACGCAATCGACGCTTTGAGATACTTCGCAATGATGAGCCTCGCAATAAACAAATCACGCAAACTGATTATCACGTAAAATAAAAATAAACAAAATCACTTTTTTTAGTTATATTAGTATGAGAGTTATAATTCCAACGGATTTAAAGGAGATTAAATTGTCTCAATATTTGAGATATTTAAAAGTAGTAAAAGACAACCAAGACGATGAGACTTTTGTTTGCATTCAAATGGTTGCGATATTTTGTAACTTGAGCGTGGCTGACGTTATGAAAATACCGGTTAACGACTTCGCTGAAATAGTTGAGCAATTGGCTAAGGTATTGGATCAGAAACCTCAGCTCGTTAGGACGTTTAAAATGAACGGAGTAAATTATGGATTTATTCCGAATTTAGACAAAATGACTATCGGAGAACACGCAACGATTGACACGTTACTCGGAGACCAGGATAATTTGGCTCTATTGATGTCAGTTTTATATCGACCAATTACAAAGTCAGCGATGCCTTTTTATCAAATTGAGGATTACGACGGAGACGAGAGCAAAGCCGATTTATTTAACGACGTAAGAATGGACGTTGTTACTGGCTCTATTCTTTTTTTTTGGAATTTAAGCAAGGAATTATTGAGCAATATCCTATTGCATTTGGAGAGCAAGGCGATGAGGGAGGGGAAATTTCTAGAGGAGGTTTCAACGAGCGCTGGGGTTGGTATCAATCTTTTGTTAGACTTTCAAGAGAGCTTAGAATTAAGCCTCGAGACGTTGGAGCAGAGCCTCTTCACGAGTCACTCACGTTATTATCTTACTTAATCGACGAAAGCAAAGAGGAGGCAAAACAAATTAAAAATCACTTTAAAAAATGAGAGCATTTTATCAAGCAATAGATTACATTAAAAGTACGTTGGAGAGCGCACCTCTTTTAAATACAATTACTCACGGCACTGACATAATAGACAATGTTAAAAAAAATATATTTCCGCTCGCTCATATTAATATACTCAGCTCTACAATTAATAACGGAGTTGTTAATTTTACTTTCGAGGTGGCTGTTGTCGATATTCGTAATATGTCAAAGATAAATGTAAAAGATAAATTCTTAGGGAACGACAACGAGCTTGACAACCTCAACACTTGCCACGCAATCCTCAATTATATGATTACTAAAATGCGATTGCAACGTAATGAGTTTGATATTGAATTACAAAACGATCCGAGTTTACAGCCGATACTTTTAGCGTTTACGAATGCCTTAGACGGCTGGAAGTGTGATATTGAGATAAGCGTACCGAATAACGATTTTGGAGTTTGTTGCAATGGAGATTAAAAACGTACAGCAAGCGCTCAACGAGTTCGGTCAATCGGTTGTCGAGAGAGCGAGGCAAAATCTAAAAACCGGAGGACGTTACGGAACGCACAATGCGTCCGGTCAATTGTCGAAGTCGTTAGAGTACAAAGCCAAAGAGAATAAAAACTCAATCGAGTTTGATTTTTATGCTGAGGATTATTGGGCGCAATTAGATTATGGAACGAAAGGAAGTGAGTCAAGTGCAAAAGCTCCCAACTCTCCGTATAAAGCAAACGCCTCAAGGAGTGCAATTGATAAGTGGGTTATTCGCAAAGGAATTCAAGGAGTTCGAGGCGCTGGAGGTCAATTTGCAAATCGTAAATTAATGGTTACCTCGATAACAAACTCGATAAATAGAACTGGAACATACGAGACGAGATTTTTTAGGAATGCGTTTGATAATGAGTACAAAGATTTTGACAATAATATAGCTGAAAAATACGGCTTAGATTTGGAGTCGTTTTTAGAATTTACATTAAAAGATATTAAATAAATGAAAGTAGTTAAAGTAAGAAGTCCGTTTGTAATTGAAGTCACTGAGGCTGGACAAATTGGCTCTAAAATAGAGTTATTTATTTGGAGACAAGGCGAAGTTCCTCCAATCTCTCCGAGATACACCTTGAGCAAGCCGTCGCCTGATCCAACAAACGTATCAAATTATTATAATATATCAAATTTCGTTAAAGAATTTATCGATAATATTGCGCCAAATTATCCAAATTATATCGGTTGGGATTATAACGAAAATTTTGCTTTATTTAAAGTCAAAAGATATTGGAATAATGCTGGCACATACGAATTAATCGATGAGACTAACTACGTTGGGGTAAATGGTTTCACTCAATATATGGACGGATTGCAAACGGCTGTTAATAGTAGAGTAGATTTATTATTTAATTCAGATATAAAAAATAACTATCAAATACAAAATACTTATCCTACAAATACAATTCAATATTTAAATATATTGGTTGACTTTCAAAGTTTGGGAGACGTATTGAATGTGAGAGACGACCGCATCGACGGAGTGAGTTATCCGACGTCAATCAATCAGGATAATTTGATTGGAGTTTATTTATATCGCATTCCGATTTCGTTAGTCAAAATTGACAACGCTTATGTAAATGGTTGTAGTGTTACAATCACGTTATTTCCTGACGGAGCGTCTCCAATTACATTTGATCCATTTTATACCTATCCAATTTGCGAGCCAAAATATACTCCGGTATTAATTGACTTTATAAATAGAGAGGGAGGCTGGCAGACTTTGACTTTTTACAAAGCTCAAACCAATAATTTAAGCGTCAAAAATAGTGATTATAAATTAAGTCCGGATAACGTCCTCCTT